CACGTTTCAGCATATAGGCTTGGCAAAGTTGTCAGACAAGAAGGCAGTTGCCTGCAAAAGAAAGAACCAAAAAAAGCAGGCGTGAAAATTGAGTTTTGAGGTAAATCTACCATGGAAAAAATTATAAGTCAAATAACGGCGACATGCCCTACCCATGGCGTTTACCAAACCATCAAGGTTGGTAACGTCACACTCCGTTGTCCCCATTGCGAAAGCCTCGATGTTGAAAAAAGACAACAACAAGAGGCTTCATTAAAGCTCAGGCAACGGATGGAAGAACTGAGTGTTCGGCTTAAAATGGCATGTATCCCTAAACGATTCTTAACCAGATCTCTTAATTCTTTTGTTGCAACCACGCCAGAACAGCGTAAGGTGCTGGACTTTGCAACTGATTATGCCCAGAATTTCGCAACAATTAAACAAACAGGAACGTCAGCCGTGTTTCTCGGCAGACCAGGTACAGGCAAGACTCATCTGGCAGTAGGTATAGCGCTTGATATCATTCAACGAGGCTATACGGCGGCGTTCTGTACTGTCACAAAGTGTATCAGGCGGATAAAAAACACGTGGTCCCATTTATCTAATGAAACGGAAACCCAAGCTATAGAGAGCTATACTGCACCAGATTTATTAATCCTCGACGAGGTCGGCGCTAATGCTGGCTCACTGTCAGACAGTAATATCTTGTTTGAAATCATAAACGAAAGGTACAGCGCAAGCTTACCTACTATCTTAATCAGTAATTTGCCCATAGATACATTAGTCAAATACCTTGGCGAGAGGATTATTGATAGGATAGAAGAAGACGGCGGGCGAATTGTCCTGTTTACATGGCGAAGTCACAGAGAACAATCGCAGATGTAAAAAAGTAAAAACGCTATATGTGGTGATGTTGGATATTTTACAACACTATATATGGTTGTTGAGTTCTTTTTTTTGTATTAGATTATTGACATAATAAAAGAGATGAATTTCAATTGAAAATGAAAGGAAATGCAAAATGATTTGTAAAAGGTGTGGACTGGACAAGCCAGAAGACGAGTTCATGATGTCGTGGCACAATAAAAGGCATTACATCTGCCGACGTTGCATGCATGCCTTGAGTGAAGAAGGCAAAGCTAAAAAGAGGGCAGAGTTGGCAGCCCGTGGCGAAATATATAGGCTTGATTTTATACGTGAAAAGAGAGAATATCAACAGCGTGTATGCTTGCGTTGTGGAAAACAGTTTGAGAGCACTGGCAAGCAGAACAGGCTTTGCAAAACCTGCCGTTATATAATTTCAGTTTCTGGGGTAGAACCCTCGGCTTCAACTCCAATGAGGTTAAATCGTGATGTCAAGAAAAAAATAATAGGAGGTGCATCATTATGCGGATGAGGATCGTTTTGTTGATGGTGATTTTGGTGATTGCAGCGGGCAATGCCTACTCGTTTATCGTAAGCAGTTGTCCACTGGCGGGCAAAGAGCTGACAGGCGTGGTGGATGGCATGGCGTTATCTTCAACGCCTATTGATTGTGATGATTATGGGCGGTGTACATCAAAGCTGTTTTTAGAGATGGGCAGCGGGCTATATCGGCTTGAGGATGTGTCAATAGTCTGCTCTGATGATGGTATTATCGTCGAGGGGGTTCGTTGCCACTATCAGGCAGGACAGTTGCTATGCCCAGGGGTGTTAGATGGCAGCATGTCTTGTTATTCGACTGGCAGCCGAACGTATTGTTACCCGCAAGCAGTGCCTGTGTTCAGGTTCCAGGTGCAATGACATGGGCAGCGGCAAGGTCGGTCTGGTATGGCAGGCTTGGAGGCTCAAGGGTGCTATGTCTGGGGCAGGGAAGCAGTGGTATTTGTCAAAGACAATATGGGCGAACCTGCTGACGTTGTTCGGCGCTGCGTCTGTTGCGCTTTTTGGATTTGATTTAAAAATAAGCGATGAAGATACAGAAGCCGTTGCTGTGGCTGCTGTGGCCGTTGTTAATATCGTTCTTAGGCTGCTCACTACACAGCCATTGCAAGCCAACGGTGGTGAAGACAGAACAACGTCAGAGCTGGATATGGGGACTGGGGGTAAGCTGTGAATGATGGCAACAGGTTAAGTGCTATAGAACGCTGCCCTGTATGTGGCTGCTCAGTTGTGGATATATACGGCTATGGATGGGACTATGACAGGGTCGTTTGTAGCCGTTCTGGTTGTCCTTGGGAATTAGAGCTGGAAATAACCTGTAGTAATTACTACGAAGAAGAAGGAGAAGACGAATGAATGCTTTCATAGAAAGGGCACTAATAGGAGTGGCTAAATGGATTACATCACCTGAAGCATGGGAAGATATCCACCAGCAAGTTGCTGCTTTGGCAGATACTACTATGACAGGTGAAGAGAAGAGGGCAATTGTCATTGCCACGGCTAAAGGGGCAGGCTGGAAGTGGGGGTCTTATATACTCAATTTGTTAATCGAGATCGCCTGGGCAGTTATTAAAGCCAAAATAGAAAAGGAGGTTTTGAAGAAATGATGAGACCTTTTGCTCAAAACAACGTATTTGGCGACGGAATGCTGGCGAGTAGGTATGCCTACGATGGCAGCGGGCGTCTGCAATACGTGGGACAGGCATTGCCAGGGCAGGCTGAGGCTGCCGCAGTTTGGCAGATAGCGTTATACGAATACGACACTTCAAACAATGTTATTGCTCGTAAGTATGCGGGCGGGAATGCCGATTTTGTTTGGCAATGGTCAGAACGTGCCAGCTATAGCTATTCTTAATTAGGAGATTGCCCCATGCCATACAGAGTCAACCCTATAACGGGCAAGCTTGATTATTATGAGGCAGGTGGCGGCGGAAGCGTTTCAAGTGTTAATAACCCCACGATTAACTCAAACCTGCCATTAGGTACTTTGTGGGTAAATATAATAAGTGGTGAAGTTTTTGTATGTAAAGATGCCACGGTTGATAACAACCGTTGGCAAGGACAGTGTGGAACAATAATACAACCGTCAACGGCAGGCATTCTTGATTTCTTTGGCGATAGCAGCTGCGTTGCATTGTATCAATTAGATGGCAATGCGAATGATACAAGCGGAGTGTATAACGGAACGCCTACAGATATTACGTACACAAGCGGGCGTTTTGGACAAGCTGCTATTTTCAATGGTTCAAGCAGCAAGATAGAAACTGCTTTAAGCACAACGGGGACAACTACTTATAGCGCTTGGTTGAATCTCTGCTCAACGCAAACGCAACATGCGGGCTTATTTATGCAACGTGGTGGCGACCAGCGTATTGGCATTCGTGTACAGTCATTCAGCAACAAATATCCGAACATATTCACAAACCGAGACGATAGTTTTACTTGTGCCTCTGNTTGGTCTGCTTTTATAGGAAATTGGGCGTTGTTCACTTTTGTTCTTGATGGCACAACCGCAAAGTTTTTTATAAATGGGGTGTTAAAAGAGGCAAAAACATTAGGCGGCAGTTTGTTCCTTGAACAAATGGTTATTGGTGTCCATGCAGCAAACTCAACATATTTAAATGGCTTAGTTGATCAGATACGTATTTTTAACAGAGCGCTAACAGATGCAGAAGTATTACAGTTATACACTGGTGAAGTGTAAATTCCATAGGGGGGTGGGACGGTGGGTAATATGACAAAACTGGAACAACGCATAAAAAAACACGAAGGGCTGCGCCTTGCTTATTATGTTGATACCAAGGGCAAGCCTACGATTGGCTATGGGCACAACCTGCTTGTCCCAATACCAAAAGAAGCTGCGGAGATAATATTGCAGGCTGACTTAAAACAGGCTGCGGTTGAAGCAGAGCAGATGTTACCGAAGGAGGCCTGGGATAACCTCAACGAAGCTCGCCGTGGTGTACTAACGGAGATGGTTTTTAACCTTGGTGCAGCGGGGGTTTGGAAGTTTCACAATTTGTTTGTAGCTTTAAGGCGTGGTGATTATAGCCTTGCAGCTATAGAGATGACTAATAGCAAGTGGGCGCAACAGGTAGGTAAACGAGCACAAACATTGGCGGAGATTATGGCAACTGGGCGTGATGACGGAGCTTAGAAAAAATGACAATATCTGAACCGATATTTACTGCTGTTGTATCAGTATTNGTGACGTTGTTATTGATAGTGGTTAACAGCGTTAGGGGGCGGCTTAATGCATTAGAAGCAGGGCTGAATAGTAAGCCGAGTAAAGACATGTGCGACGAAAAGCATAGAACTATTCAGCATGCAATGTTGACAAATGATGAGCGGTTTTTACGGTTAGAACAGAAGATTGAAGATATCTTGACAGTCACGGCTCGTATTGAGCACGCGATAGAACAGGGCACGATGACATGCTTCAACAAAAAACAATAATTACCGAACAGAAGATTGAAATGTTGCGTGTGGACTCGCTTATCCCTTACGCAAGGAATGCGAGGACTCATACGGAGGAACAAATATCACAGGTAGCCGCTTCAATTGCCGAATTCGGGTTTACGAATCCAGTTTTGGTCAATAAGGACAATGGCATTATGGCTGGACATTGCCGTGTCCTTGCAGCCAGGAGGCTGGGCATTGTTGATATACCTTGCGTCAGGCTGGAGCACCTCACCAAGACGCAACAAAAAGCTTACATATTGGCAGACAACAAGCTGGCGCTCAATGCTGGATGGGACGACGAGATGTTGTCTCTGGAGTTTGAAGATCTGTCAGATGCAGGTTGTGACCTCTCATTGACTGGTTTTGATGAGGGCGAGATCGCAGAAATTGAGGCGTTGATTGCTGGTGATGTGACAAATACCTGCATTGATTCGGAATCTAATGATGAAATGGCGGATGCAGCGGATAACGTACCTGATGCTCCCAAGGTGGCGGTATCTCGTCCAGGTGATATTTGGGCTATAGGCTCTCATCGGGTGATTTGTGGTGATGCTGCTGACCCTGCAGTGGTTAACGCACTGATGGATGGAGACGTGGCTGCTTTGTGCTTCACATCGCCTCCCTATGGTAATCAGCGCGATTACAAAATAGGTGGCATTGCCGATTGGGACAGCCTGATGATGGGCGTCTTTGCTAACTTGCCGATGTCAGATAACGGCCAGGTGTTGGTCAACCTCGGGCTTATATATCGAGACAACGTGGTTGTTCGTTACTGGGACAATTGGCTTGGATGGATGTCTAAGCAAGGATGGCGGCATTTTGCGTGGTACGTATGGGATCAGGGGTGGGGATTGCCTGGAGATTGGAGCGGCAGGTTGGCGCCTTCATTCGAGTTTATTTTCCACTTCAACAGAAAAGGTTTTAATAGCCGGCGGCCTAACAAGATTATCCCTTGTATCACTGCAGGGAATGCATACTCGTCAGTAGGTTTACGCCAAAAGGACGGTAGCCACCGTGGTACACAGTCTCACGTTGACAGAAAAGTTCAGGATTTTAAAATTCCTGATTCTGTTATACGTATCAAACGACACACAGACAAGATTGGTGATAACATTGATCATCCAGCTGTATTTCCCGTGAAGCTGCCGAAGTTTATGATTGAGGCATATACTGATGCAGGTGATGTTGTGTTTGAA